CTAGCAATGCCACGTAAGTATCGTGCACTTAAGAACAATCTTAAGTTCTACGCAGGTACAGACGTTTTCCAAGGTATTGTGAAGAATAACGGTACACTTGCAGATGCAATCGCAGAAGCATTTGGTTCACATGCTGGTGCAGCAGGTACCCCTGCTATGCGTCAGTCATACCTAGATGGTAATGGCCAGACATTCGGTGGAGCACGTACAACTCGTGTTCTAGGTATCGATGTTCAGGAAGTTCCTTACTACCCTGCAGGATATGTCGATTTGACATTCCCACAGAACCGTGTTTGGGGCTTCCAGCGTGACATCACTGTTAACCGTGAATACAAAGCGAAGAAGGACACAATTGAATACACAGTATTCGTCCGCTTCGGTATTCAATGGGAAGAACAGGATGCAATCGCATGGGCAGACGCTGCTTCAGATGACTAATCTACAGTAGCAAACCTTTTGGGGGGCAGTGAGATATAAAGTCTCCTGCCCCTTCAAATTTAATTAATCTGTTATAATATATGTACATTAGGAGGTATCATGTCAGAAGAATTAAACAATAACGAACTCTCTACCTCAATGGTAGAAGCAGGAGAATCAGTTATTCCACAAGATATCAATCCAGTAGTTGAAGAAGTTGTAAAGGCAGAAGAGCCAATCGTTGCTCCAGAGCCAGAAGTTGCTCCAGAACCTGTGGTTGCTGAAGCACCTGCAACAGAAAATGCTATTACTACACCACGCTATGAAGCACCTTCAGAAGAGGTTCAAGCACTTGGATCAGTCGCAAACGGGGCAATTGGAGCAACAACAGCACCAAAGTCAGTAAAGAAGGCTGCAGACAAGAAGACACCAGCAAAGAAAGAAACAGTTGCAATTCACTCAACAAAGAATGTAACTTGGAGCGGTGTTGGCAAGGTTTATCGTGGTTATAATATAGTTGATAAAGACGCTGCTGATAAGTGGTTAACTCGTGATCACATTCGCATTGCAACTCCACAAGAAGTCGCAAAGGAATTTGGTAAATAATAAATGGAAGTAATGAGAGTTCCGCCTTATCCTCTAACAACAGTATGGAATCTTCCGATTCCTAGTTATGAGTATATTCTCTCAATAGAGGATTTGGTGGATCACTCAATTGAAGAAACTAATGTTTTTTCAGATGCTAATGGAAAAGTAGAATATACATTACCATTGGCAAAAGTTCAATATGATAGAAACTTTTTTATTAAATTTTATGACACAGAGCATGAACATACCTTATATGAATCAAATCTAGATGTTATTAGACCATATGTAAATCCAGAAACTTTAGGAACTACTGCTTCAGAAATTGAAGAATATAAGATGTATGAGTTAATTGCTCGTTCAATGATTGATACAAAAGTTGGAAATGGATTTTATAATCACAAATTAGTTTTACAAGGTGTTGGACAAGGAACAGATTATTTTCCTTTATGGGAAGATACAAGTCGTGTATTAAAAGTTTATGAAAATGATATTTTAGTTTATGATATAGATGCAGAAGATCCAGCAACAAATGTTTATACTTATAAAGTTACTTTAGATAACTCTGCTATTTATAGAATTGACCCAAGTGATTTAGCAGGAGATACAATTAATAGAATTGAATATCATCCACCAGTATTACCATCAGCATCTGGAGATTTAGGACATGTTGGTTATAGAACTGTAGCATTCCCAAGAGGATATGATTATATATTTATTTTAGACTCTGGATATAAGGCAGTGCCACCAGATATTGAAATAGCAACAAAAATGTTAATTGAAGATTTAAAATGTGGCAAATTAGAATATTACAAGAGATATATGTCATCTTATAACACTGATCAATTTAGAATTCAGTTTGATAAGTCAATGCTTAGTGGAACTGGCAATTTCCTTGTTGATAAAATTTTAGAAAAATACGAAACTACAATTACTAAGCCAGGAGTTTTATAATGATCTGCGAAGCAACGGACGCTATATTTCCGATGCAAGCGGATGTCTATCACCCAATTGTAGAGCAGGGTACCTATGGAAATGTTAAGAAAACCTGGGTATTAGATAGAACAATTGCTTGTAGCCTCGCTTCACAGGGGAATGCATTAAAAGAAGAAATCAAGCCAAATGTTAATATTACACAGCAAACAATATTAGTTGGAAGAGTTAAAAGCGATATTCGTATATCTAGTTTAGATGCAAGAAATGCAGCAACTAATGTTATTATTACTAATATAAAAGATAGCAACTGCAATGAAATTTATTTAGAAACATCTGGACCTCGATCTGGCAAATCTACTATTTTTGAAATTGCATCACAGGAACCTTTCGTAGGACCTTTTGGAAATGTAGAATATTATAAACTAACAATTAGAAGATCTGAGAATCAGGCGGTAGATGTATGATTGTAAAATTTAACACTGCAGCATTTCGTAAAGACATGAACAATATTATTGACTATTCTGTTGGATTTTTAGATGGAGTACAAAAAGGTAAGACTGCATTTTTTCGTACATTAGGATTAGAAACAGTTGAATTAATGAAAGAATATATTGACTCTAACGCAAGAGTAAATCCAGAAATGTTACACCATGTGTATGAATGGAATCAGACTGGCAATCCAGATGGTAGATTATATGATTTAGATTATACTGTGAGTAATTTAGGATTATCTTTTAAATCTACATTTAAACAATCAACATCAATTAAAGATGGATCACGAGTTCCATTTTATGATAAAGCAAGAATTATGGAAAACGGTATCCCAGTAGTTATTAAACCAAAAGTGGCACAGACCTTAGCATTTGAAGTAGATGGGGCAGAAGTTTTTACTAAGCAACCTGTTGAAGTTTTAAATCCTGGCGGAACTGCAGTACAGGGTGGTTTTGAAAAAATATTTGATTCATTTTTTAATAGATATTTCACACAGGCATTCTTACGAACAAGCGGTATTGCAAAGTATTTAGAAAATCCAAAAGCATATAAAAAGAATCTTTCTGCTGGTAAAAAGTTGGGTAAGTCTAAAGGCATTGAAACAGGATATCGCTGGATAGCAAATGCAGGAGTAGGTGCATAATGGCAGAATCAACATCAGTATTTAATACACCAGTACTATGGATTAATACATATCTTCAAGAAAAATTACCAGAATTAGTTAAACAAATTGGTGGAGATCAAATAACTGACTATACTCAAGTACCAGGGATTGGTGTTCCATTTTTCCCATCAAGACCGACATCCATTGATGAAATTACTGAACAGTGGATAGTTATAAATGATCAAAGATATTCATATGCAGGAATTATGGCTACTTGGGATAGACTTGTTCGTATGCGTAGATCTCCATTTCCACATATTAAACAAGAACAGGTTTTATATTATTTTTATGCAACTGCAGAAGGCGTAACTGAACAAATGGTCCAAATTCAAGAAGCAGTCCTACGCTTAATGGATCGTGAGGATGAAACAGCCCAAGAGATCAATGATTGGGCTAAAGGAAAGACTATAGACGGCATGACCTGTAAGTTCCAGTTTCACAGATTCCGTGTTTACCAATTAGAAGAAGTCAGAGATATTATAGATTTCGGTACAGCCAGAACATACGGTGGGAATAAGATTATTATCGACTTTGAGTACCACCAGCATAATACAATAATTTAATAAAAGGGCAGTATACTTAGAAATGAGGAAACACGCCTTTTTATTCTATAGAAAAAAAAGAGGTGAAATAAATGGCTTTAGGTAGTAGCAATAATATTATCGTAGGCGCAGCGCAACTCTGGACTTATGAAGCAGGACAGATGGCAGACGCTGATCTACCAGCATACGTAAGTGGAACTGCATACGCAGATACACTTGACGGAGATTCAGATTTCCGTAACGTTGGCTACACCATGAATGGTTTGGAAATTCAATTCCAGCCAGATTTTGGTGAAGTACAGGTAGACCAGGTTCTAGACGTTGCAAAGTTGTTTAAGCAAGGTATGCAGGTAAACCTAAATACCACATTCGCTGAATCAACACTTGAGAATCTTCTGGTTGCAATAGCAGCATCAGATGCAGATCTCGAAACTGTATCAGGAAATCCAACACTTACACTTTCTTCAGGAAATCTTGGAGAATGTCCAGTTGAGCGTGGTCTTGTAGCAGTAGGTCCAGGAACAGGTGACTGTGAAGTTGGATCTGGTAAGGAAAGAATTTATGCTGCATATCGTGCACTTTCAATTGAAAATGTAACAGTGTCAGCAAA